AAAATCAATTATAGTTGATACTTCTCCAGAATGGAGAAATAAAAATTACAACTGTTATGGAGTATGCACAGATTATATTTTATAAATCATGAAAACAATTATCATTACAGGTATCACTGGTCAAGACGGTTCTTTAATGGCAGACTACTTGCTAAAAGACCCCAATAACTTTGTTTATGGAGCATGTCGCCGTTTAAGCGTTCCAAATCACCAAAATATCGAACATTTAAAAAATCACGAAAGATTCAAACTCTGCGAATTAGACCTTACTGATCCAGAAAGCATCAATCAAGCAATCAGAGAAATTAAGCCAGATTACTTTATTAATTTTGCCGCTAATTCTTTTGTTGGTAATAGCTGGAAAATGCCAATAAATCACATGCAAACAAACTGCATGGGCGTTCTTTATTGCTTGGAGGGTATTAGAAATCTCTCCCCACATACCAGATTTTATAATGCTGGCAGCAGCGAACAATTTGGAGACGTAGCCTATTCTCCACAAGATATTAATCATCCATTCAGGCCAAGATCGCCTTATGGGGCATCTAAGTGTGCTGCACACCACCTTGTTAAGGTATATCGCGAGTCTTACGGCACTTACGCTGTTCAAGGCATCCTGTTTAATCATGAAGGTGTTCGTCGCGGTGAAGAGTTTGTAACTCGTAAAATCACTAAAAATGTGGCAAGAATCTATAATGCCAAAAGAAACAAAGAATCTTTCTCTCCAATGGAGCTTGGCAACGTTGATGCTAAAAGAGATTGGAGTGACGCTCAAGATTTTGTTCGCGGCGTTTGGATGATGCTGAATCAAGACCGTCCAAAAGATTATGTTCTTTCAGCAAATGAAACTCATTCGGTTCGCGAATTTGTTGAACTCGCTTTCAAACATGCCGATATTGAAGGCGATTGGGTTGGAGAAGGCTTAACTGAACGCTTTGTAGATAAAGAAACTGGCAAGGATTTGTTGATTATTAATTCAGCTTTCTATCGTCTAGCGGAAGTTGACCTGCTTTGGGGCGATTCAACTCCAGCAAGACAAGAGCTTGGTTGGACTCCAGAAACATCTTTCGAAAATCTTGTGAAAAAAATGGTTGCAGTTGATCTAAATTGGCCGTACATTGATTAATGGCCAAACTAAAACAGCCAAATAAAAAACTAATAGTAGCCAAATTTGTTGAAGTTCCAGCTAAATCAAAGCGAGAATTTTGGCAAAGAGAGTATGTTTTATTGGGGCGTTTGGCCGAAAGATACAGTTTGGAGTTTCTAAGAGATACCAGCTTTCCATTAAAAGGGGAGAGTTTGGCTATTTTATTCGCGCCCAAAATCCTTCAAGATTTAGATAAAAGGTTCAAAATTTATAGTTCTGGCTCTCGTATAAATAGAGAACCAGAAACCATTCTTAGAGACGATCCTTCTCAAAAACGAGAAATCGCAGTCCGCAAACCCAAAACAATTAGAGATTTTTTAAATGAAAAAGACTAAAGAAACAGAAGATAAGAAAATCACTTCAAGCGAAATCCTTGACTCTTTCCTCAAGCAAAATTCGGAAGATCACTATAATTTTGAAGAGACAGTCGATTACAAGGTTTCAAGTGGATCATTGCAGCTTGATCTTCAATTGGGCGGAGGTTTTGGCCCTGGCCTACATAGATTTGTAGGCATGAATGAAGGCGGAAAAACTAGTGAAGCTCTAGAAGTTATGAAGAATTTCTTAATTGAAATTCCAAACTCTAAAGGTTTTTATATCAAGGCCGAGGGTCGCCTTTCTCCAGAAATGCAAAAACGTTCTGGAATCAAGTTTGTCTTCTCTGCGGAAGAGTGGACAGAAGGCACTTGCTTTGTATTTGAAAGCAATATTTATGAAACTGTAGTTGACGCAATGCGCCAACTGATTTCTAAAAACGAAGAAAAGATTAAGTTTTGCTTTTTGCTTGATGCCGTTGATGGGCTAATTGCAAAAAATGATATGGACAAATCTTTTGAAGAAAGCGCAAAAGTTGCTGGTGGTGCTGTTATTGCTGCAACGTTTATGAAAAAGCTTTCCATTGCTCTTGCAAAGCGTGGACACATGGCAATCTTCATTTCGCAGGTCAGAGCAGATATTAAGCTAGACCCTTATTCTAAGGCTCCTATTCGCCAAACATCTGCCACTGGTGGCAATGCACTGCTTCACTTTGCTAACTGGATTCTAGAATTTGAACCCCGCTTTAAAGGCGACTTGATTCTTAAAAACGCTTCTGATAAAAGCATTGATCTAGAAAAGAATCCGCCAATTGGACATTGGGCGAAAGTTACAGTCAAAAAGTCTCCAAATGAGAAAACTAACCTAACCATTCCATATCCCATCAGATATGGCAGAACTGGCGGCAAATCAATCTGGATTGAAAAGGAGATTGTTGACCTGCTTCTTGCTTGGGAACTTGTTAATAAGGGGGGTGCTTGGTTCACTCCTAGCGAAGACTTTATTCAGCTTTTGAGAGAAAATGGACTTCTCTTTCCAGAAAAGATTCACGGCGAAGCCGCGCTCTTTAAGACAATCGAAGATGACGAAAAGCTTCTCTCATTTTTAATTGAATATTTTCGCAAAATGATTTCCAATGAAGTTTAAAACTCTATATGGAAAAGAAAAACTTTTAAAGAATGCTTCAAAATACTTGATTAATTGGCGTAAAAAAACGCGCAGTAAATTTCAAGATGAAGTAAAAAAATTTCTTAAACCATTTTGGGAAGGAGATTTTGTATTTGAAGAATTGCGCTTAGTTGATACTAGAATGACATTTGACTTTTATAATGCCAATAAAAAAGTAGCAATTGAAGTCCAAGGAAAACAACATACAAAATTTGTTCCATTCTTTCATGGAACCAGAAGCAAATTCTTGCAACAACTCAAGAGAGATAGTAAAAAATTAGAATTTTGCGAAATGAACGGCATCAAACTAATTGAAATTTATGACGCCTCAGAGTTGAATAAAGATTTTTTTGAATCGCACGAAATTTATCTGTAAAATAAGATATGCTCAAGAAAAAAATTCAAGAAATTCCTCAGTTTGAAATGCCAACAAACTTTATCGAACAAATCTATGAGCTAAGCGGCAATGCAGATAAGTACAAAGGTGTTTTACTAGCTTATGTTTCAGAAGATGGAACTCCAGTTATTTATTGCAAATATGATTCTCAAATTGTAGAATTTGGCATGAGAAAAGCTTTGGAAAAATATCTTCAAAATACGGATGAAGCTGAATCCGCTTATGATATAAGTGGCCCGAATGAAATTGATGATGATGAACTTGACGAAGATTGATTCCATGCTATCGTAATAGTAGCATGATCTACTCTTACGAACTTGAAAAACAATTGCTGGCAGCTTTAATTAAGAAGCCAGAAAATTACTTTGAAATTTCAGCATTTATTAATGAAAAAGACTTCTTTAGTGAAGACAATAGTTTAAATAAAACTATCTTTACAATTGTTAGACAAGCTCTTGAAGCTCATGAAGAAATTGATGATGTAATCATTGCGCAGCGAGTTCAGAATCTTGGCATTTCTTTTGACGATGTGGTAAATGTGGCAGAATACGTCAAGAGTCTTGGAATGAGAAAGGTGGCCGATGGCAGTCTCATTAAAACAGCCAAAGAATTAAAAAAATATACTATTCGCAGGGAGATTTATGAATCGTCCCAAAATATTGCGAAAAAGATGAAAACTCTTCCAGCAGAGAGTTCTTATTCAGAAATCATTTCTGTTGCTGATAAAGAATACAACAGCCGAATCAATCAGTACGAAGTTGGCAACGATTCTCCAGAAAACATCTACGATGAAATGGAGATGATGATTGAAGATAGAGGCGCAAATCCTGTGAGCGAGTTTGGCATGATGGGTCCGCATGAAAAGATTAACAGTATTTATGGCTCTCTTCTGCGGCCAGGAAATATTACAGTTATTGTTGCTCGATCTGGTGTTGGCAAGACTCAGTTCTGCATGGATTACTCAACTAAGGTTAGTATGAAATACAATGTTCCAGTATTGCATTTTGATAACGGCGAAATGAGCAAGGAAGAGCTAATCATGCGCCAATGCTCTGCCCTCAGTGGCGTTCCAATGCACTTGATTGAAAGCGGCCAATGGTTGCGTGCGGGCAAAGAAACAGTTGATAAGGTTCGAAATATTTGGGCTAAAGTTAAGAAGCTGCAATTTTATTATTATAATGTTGGTGGTCTAGATGTTGATTCTATGATCAATACATTAAAGAGATTTTATTATTCAAAAGTTGGCCGTGGCAATAAAATGATTTTTAGTTTTGACTATATCAAAACAACATCTGATAATGCAGGCGCAAATAAAACAGAATGGCAAATGGTTGGCGAAATGGTTGATAAATTTAAACGATGCGTTCAGAAAGAAATCTTGTATGATAGATTGCCCATTATTCCAATGATTACTTCTGTACAGTCAAACCGCTCTGGTATTACAAATAATCGTAATTCTCAAAATGTGGTTGATGACGAAAGCATTGTTTCTCTATCCGACCGAATTACTCAGTTTTGTTCTCACATGTTTATTCTAAGAAACAAGACAACAGATGAAATCTTGAATGAAGGAGTTAGATTTGGCACTCACAAATTAATCAATGTAAAAGCTCGACACTTGGGCAAAGATATTGCTGGTGCGGTAGAAGCAGTGCGCGTGGGAGATACGCTTCGTAAGAATTTCATTAATTTGGAATTTAAGAATTTTAATATCACAGAAAAAGGCGATCTTCGAGATATTGTTGAATTTAATGATATTGGTGAAGGTGCCGAAGAAAACGGAAGAAACACTGCTCCTGATTTTGATGAACTCTGATCAAATAAAAGGCTCTCTTGAAAAGCTTGGATACTTTCTAAAAGACTTTGGCAATCATTGGAGAACAAAAGCTTTATATCGTGGTGGCGATAATCCAACAGCGATTAAAGTGTATAAGAATAGTGGAGTATGGCAAGACTACGTTCAAGGCAATGCTTCGATGCCTCTTGTTAAGCTAGTTGAATTAACTCTGCAAACTAAAGACCCAAAAATCATCAAGGAGTATGTTAGTTATAACCAAGACGCCCAAACTCACTACATAGCTAAAGAAAAAATAGAAATGGACAAAATTTATCCCAAAGAATGTTTAAATAGGCTTTTCCCGAACTTTTCCTTTTATAAGAAGCGCGGAATTAGCGAAGAAACCCAGAAACTCTATCAATGCGGATTGGCTGGTAATGGCCAGATGTATCAAAGAATAGTGTTTCCGATTTATGATTCTAATGGGGAAATCTTTGGATTCAGCGGTAGAAAAATTAATGATAATAATGAAGCTCCCAAATGGAAACATATTGGCATAAAAACAAAATGGGTTTATCCAGCATTTGTGCCTAGAGAGCAGACGGTTGACTCTCTCATTGACGAGAAGAAGGAAGTGATATTGGTTGAAAGTATTGGAGACAGCTTGGCATTGACAGATGAGGGTTACGCCAACAACCTTGTTACTTTTGGCCTAGACTGCTCTCCAGCGCTCCTGAACTATCTTTGCTCTAAAGACCTGCGCAAGATCATTATCGCCACAAATAACGATAATGAGAAGCAAAAGAATCATGGTAAAATCTCTGCTATGAAAAACTATATGAAACTCAGTCAGTTTTTTGACTTTGAGCAATTATCAGTTCAACTGCCTTTAGCAAATGATTTTGGCGATATGAGGCAGAAAGAAATGTCATTCAAGGACTGGTATCAAGAGTCAAATGTTTCTCAAGAAACTAAATTAACTGATTATAAAGATTTCTGCTCTGCTAATCGTACTTCTTTTCAAGAAAAGAAATTGGAGAAATTTTTTAAAAAACTACAAAGCTTTGGAATCTAAAAACCGAACATCACTATCAGCAAGTCGCATCAAAACTGCTCAATCATGCAGTTGGAAATATTGGTGTTCTTATCGTTTAAAATTGCCTGATAAAAGCAATGACGGCGCTCGAAGAGGATCAATATGTCACTTAGTTTTTGAATGCTTGGGCGAAAACCGCCACAAAAAACATTTTTCTCTCATCATCAAGAAAAGAGATGTCTTTTCTAGCAAAGCTATCGAAAGACTAATTCGCAAACATGCGAAAAAAGAAGGAGTCAATGACGAAGATAATATCAAGCAGATTTGTGATATGACGCTTGCTGGTCTTCAATATGACTTCTTCGGAACAGAAAATGGCAAACCTTCAGAAGCTTTGAGCGAGCAAGATTTTGAAATTGATGTTAAAGAAGGCAAATTTGACTACAGAATCAAAGGCTTTATTGACAAACTCTTTCTTTACAAGAAGCAGGGGCTAGCTATCATCCGCGACTTTAAAAGCAGCAAAGAAGTGTTCAAAGG